ATCAAGCAATGCGTGGCGTTAATCGTCTTGAAGTAATCGACGATACTGGACGAGCATATGTAAAATATCTTGACAAAGATGAAGGAATCAAATATAGTTTACAAGATGACAATCGTACACTAAAAGTGTTTATTGATAAGTTGCGTTGGAAAGAAGACCTATGACGAGCAAATATAAAGTTGCACAAGTCAAGTTTAATGGCGGTCGTGGGGCTTTGCTCTGTGACGGGTGTAGTGTTATAATAGCATATGGCACCGAGCATGAGGATAGGAAACACTACTGTCCTATGTGCATGAGCGGTAAGTGTACGACGAGGAATAAAAAATGAAAGTCAAGATATCTAATTATCCAAACAGACTAACGTGTCGTATCCATACACGTTATATGGACAAGAAGTACGGCTACGTAGACTGGCCTACTGAATACAATCGTACTGAGCGTGTGTTAGAACAGTTCGAAGACGCTGTACAAAGCGTCTACAACGTGTTTAACTGGGCGTGGTTTGACAGACGTACACAGAAAGTTAAGGTGCGTATAGACCGTTGGGACACTTGGAGTATGGATCATACTCTTGCTCCTATCATCTTGCCTATGCTAGTGCAGTTAAGAGCAAGCAAACACGGCGCTCCAATGGTAGACATGAAAGATGTTCCAAAAGAACTACGTGCTACTAAAAAACAACTAGACGCATACGGCAAGAACGGTGATGTTGATCCAAAGCACTTTGATCGGTGGGACTGGATCATGGACGAAATGATTTGGGCGTTCGAACAAAAGAATCGTGATGATTGGGAAGATGATTACTATGGACCATACATTGAAAGCGAAGATAAAAGAGAATTATTTGGTCGGTTTGAATGGACAGACGACGAAGGTAGACAGAAACATCAAGAAAGAATGAGCAACGGTTTTAGGCTCTTCGGAAAATATTTTGAAAATCTCTGGGATTAGATTAATGTGGGAAATATGGTGCAAGGCAATTGGGCAAAAAGCCTATGACGACGATCGTAAAGCAGACAACGTAGCGATATTGCGCACTCTGTGGGTGATATTACATATCGCCACTTGCTTGGCTATTATATTAAATGCAATAGCAAATCATGGTTGGGGGTTATTTTGGTAAAAAAGAACTTGACAAATGGTCCTGATTCTATTATAATATAAAAATAATAAGGCAATAGAGAGGCACACATGAGAACGCAACCAGACGCAATTATTAGGCAACTTGAAATTCACCCTAGTCGCTTAAACAAAGAAGCAATTATTCAAGCGGCACACGAAGAAGGTGTTCCAGAGTTCTTTGAAGGATTGCGCATGGCACTTGATGCTCTTGTAACATTTGGTGTGAAGCAAGTACCCGAGCGTTCAGATGTGCTAACAGGACAAGGACTTAGTTGGGATAACTTCAAAGTCCTTGCTAATCAACTTATTAACCGTGAACTAACAGGACATGCGGCTCGCGATGCAATTGAACTTGCAATGGGCGTTGCTACTACAGAACAGTGGAATGATTGGTACCGTCGTATCCTTATCAAGGACCTACGCTGTGGTGTAAGTGAAAAGACTGTAAACAAAGTAGTGCCAGGTACAGTGCCTGTGTTTACTTGCGCTCTTGCACATGACAGTCTCAAGCACGAAAAGAAAATGACAGGTAAGAAACAAATTGAAGTTAAACTTGACGGTGTTCGTGTACTAGCAGTATGCAAAGGCGGTAAAGTAGAATTGTTTAGTCGTAACGGAAAACAGTTTCATAACTTCCCACACATTATTGCAGAGATCGAAACAGTGTTAGAACGTAAGCCTAGTCCATATGACTGTGTACTAGACGGTGAAGTAATGAGCAAAGACTTCCAAGACCTTATGAAGCAAGTACATCGTAAAGATGGTAAAGCCGCAACCGACTCAGTGCTACACTTGTTTGACTTTATTCCGTTGAAAGACTTTTTACAAGGCAGTTGGGATAAACCACAAACATATCGTAGTAACTTAGTTAAGTATTGGGTAAAGGAAAATCAAGACCTCTTAGAGCACGTACAAGCGTGTGAGTGGGAAGATGTTGACTTGGACACCCAAGAAGGCCAAGAACGCTTTGTAGCGTTAAATAAAGCGGCTGTAGACGGTGGTTACGAAGGAGTTATGATCAAGGACGTTGATGCTCCTTATGAGTGCAAACGAACACATGCCTGGCTTAAAGCAAAACCATTTATTGAAGTGACATTGGAGGTGAAGGATGTCGAAGAAGGAACAGGACGAAACGAAGGACGACTTGGTGCATTGGTATGCGCAGGAGAAGACGATGGAAGAATGGTCCAAGTCAATTGCGGGAGCGGGTTTAGTGACAGCGATCGCGATAGTTTTTGGAATAGTCGTAGCAGTCTTATTGGGCAACTTGTAGAGGTTAGAGCAGATGCTATTACACAAAATCAAGACGGTACTTATTCGCTTAGGTTTCCAAGGTTCAAAACGTTCCGAGGATTTGAAGTCGGTGAGAAAATCTAATGTGGTACGTTGGGATTTAACCAAAGAAGGTTGATTGATGTTAGAAAATATTGTAATTACTACAACACCAAATGCAAGTAAGTTTCGACTGTTCTGCACAGAGAAGTGGTACGAACACAAGGACGAGATTCTTGCTTGGACTGGAAAGGCACTGATCGAATATGACAGTACCTATTATTTTAGAAAACACCGTTGGCTTCTAAAGAAGATGTTTAAGGAACAACAAAACCATTTTTAGTTGACTTTTGTAAAAAGTCATATATAATATAAAAAACATCAGGAGAATTGACAATGGCCATTGCCACCAGCAAAAAGAAAAAACCAATAGTAAAACGCCAGAAGAGTTTAGGCGGCGAGCCTAAGTGGGATGACTGGGAAAAAATGACTCCGCTGGAGTATTCCAGGCACATTCACACTTGTTCAGATTATTATCGGTTAGAAAAGAAGCCTGCTGATTTTAAAAAGTATGTAATTGAATACTGTAAAAAATCAGACACGTGGACAGATTACGTTACTAAGTTTGAAAAAATTCCGGACAATCGATTTAATTGTACTATTGGCGGACTTTGCAAACAATTCTTACTTGGCCGTCCTAATATTCACAAAGGGTACAACAAGTACTGGGAAGAACTTCCGGGAACAGCGGGTACGCCTAGGCCACTTATCGATACCATTGATAAGTTTATTGAAGATCTCAAGTATAAAGCAGACGCCTTAGTTGATGCTGAACAAGAAAAGAAAAAAGAAGAAGCAGTTAAAGGTGAAGTATACAAGCCGACTATTCAAGAACGTATTTTTGAACAATGTGTGCATATGGACGAAAAGGTTGGTGTTTGGTTAGACAGTTGGTTTGATGATAGTTTATCATTTAATCCTAAAGGATTTGACTTTAAAAAGCATTTTTACGAAGTGCAAATTACACAAGCACATGCTCGCAAACTAAAAAGTTTTTATGAAGGTGAAGTTGCAGAACTGGAAGAAGTTATTACGCCTCCTAAACTTCCAAAGAACGCTACTGAGTTAGAAAAAGATTATGCACAACAACTTAAAGATGGATACAGCATCTATAAGAAAAATGATGTCAAAAAGAAATTACAAGCACTTTCTCTTTACATGGGTGCATTAGATGTTATTATTGATACAGCAAAAGCAAAACGTAAGCCACGTAAAGTAGTACCAAAGAGTAAAGAGAAGTTAATTGCTAAGTTGAAGTTTGCAGTTAACGATGATAAGTTCCAACTAGCAAGTGTTAACCCAACTGAAATTATAGGGTGTAACGAACTTTGGGTGTTTAATATTAAAACACGTAAACTAGGAAAATATGTTGCTAGTGTAATCGATCCTCTAGGTACAGAAAGACCTGGCTCTGGATTAAGTGTCAAAGGAACGACTATTATTGGGTTTAATGAAGAACAAAGTATTCAAAAAACATTACGTAAACCAGAAGAGAAACTTGCAGAATTTAAATCTTGTGGTAAGCGTAAATTAGAAAAGTTTCTTGACACTATCAACGCTGTAGACATTAAACTTAATGGTCGACTTAATGCCGATACTATACTTCTTAAGGTAGTTAGATAAATAGTTGTATGCAGTACAACGACATTGATCAAAACGAAATTAATAAGATTAAACAAGGGCTCACTGAACTAGGTAATAGTTTTGAAGCCATTGCTAATCGCACAGTTCCTGTTCAGCGAATCGAAGATCGGCAACTGACTGGTAATGCTATCCAAGGCGGAAAGATTACACAGTTTAGAAGTACAGGTATTACTGACCAGGCAAATCGGACTGTGTTACTTGTTGACAACGGTGGTATAACTGTTGATACGATCAATGCTAATACACTTACAGGCGACACAACAGTAAGCGGTGCTTTTACTGTTGAAGGACATTTAACATGTAATAGTTTACACGTTGATGAACTAACAGCAGACATTAGACAAGAGCGAAGCGACTCTCTTACTTTTACAAGCAACAATGGAGATACTCCTGTTGCAAAAGGGTTGAAGTGGCAAGGTTCAGACACTACTAAACAATTCATCTACCAAACAAATCCAGATAGACTGTACAGTACAGAGACTATCGATTTGCATAGAGAAAAAAGTTTTTCTATTGATAACGTTTCGGTCTTAAGTGCAACACACTTAGGCGAAACAGTAACTAATTCAAAATTAAGAACAGTTGGTAGACTGCAAGGTCTTGCAGTAGACGGCGACCTTAATGTTGATGATTTTGTTTTTTGGGACGCAGGTTCAATGCGTCTATCAATTGGTACAGAAACACCAAATGGTCAATTAAGTATCAGTAGTGAACGAGCAGAATTTGTTGTTGATCCGCAAGGTGAGACAGTTAAATTAGGCACACATAGTACTAGTGAATTAAAAATTATAACTGATAATACTGATCGTATTACTATTTCTCCATACGGACATATTACAATCGGATCCAGTGGAAACATTAATTCAAAAATTTCTTTACACGGTAATGTGGGCATTGGCGTAAATAATCCTTCAGAACAATTTGAAGTTGCAGGCTCAATTAAGTTTGAAAGTAAGAAATTTGCAACTGGCACAGAAACTCCATCATCAGGGCTATGGCGTAAGGGCGACATTGTATGGAACAATAATCCTGTAGCAAACGGAACAGTAGGTTGGGTTTGCACAAGAGAAGGTACACCCGGAGAATGGAATGCTTTTGGCCGTATAGAAGGTTAAAAGATATGAAACTCGATAGACAAGTCAACTTATGGGTGTGGTTGGGTAGAATTGCTCCCCTTACATCATTACTAGCACTAGGCACAATACTAATGTTTGATGTTAGTGGATGGGTTGAGTACATCGTAATTGGTATTGCCATATCGTTTGGAGTTATAGCATTTACTTGGTGGTGGTGGGTAATTTACGCTGTTAAAGATCTAAGTGGAATGCTCAGCGATGCTAATGTAAAGTTTGGTAAAATCATTACCGAATTAAAAGAAATCAAAGAAGAATTTAAAAAACGTTAAGCGTAGTACGGTACATATGCTGTAGCACCATTAATTGTTACTTGCATATAACCTGCGACATTAACCGCGTCTGTTGGGGTCCCTGACACAGTCTGAATCGTAATAGTATCAGTAACAGCATTACCAATTATAGTATTACCTTGTAAGGTAGTATTACCGGATACAGTTAGATTATCACTTACAACAACAGTTCCGCCTGCACTATCAAGTGTTAGGTTACCTGTGCTAGTATCAATTGTATTAGCCGCATTGCCTACCCTTACACTGTTAGTTGTAAGACTACCAACTGAAACTCCGTTAGTAGTAGTTGCCCCGAAGCCTGTAACAGCATCTAAGGTCATGCTATTTGCATCTACTTGTTTGCAATATACTTCCCATGTACTTGTATGTGTTCTGTAGAATAAGAATTCAAACACATTAACAGTATTGATTGTACCTTCAACTGGACCAAGATTTACATAAGATTGTGTAACGCCGTTGATTTCAAGACTAGGTACATATGCTGTAGCGCCTTGGTTAATAAAGATTTTGATAACACGCAGTCGTTGCGATGTTGTATCCAAGTTAGTAATATTTGCAACAATTGCTCCGCTTGGTTGATTCCAGTAAACATTTTCAGTATCAGAGGCGTCAATAGCATATGTAGCAGATGAAACATTTGTGTATACGTTCTTAAACTGAGATCCAGGTGATGCTCTGAATTCTTTTTCTGGCACTACAGGACTAGCAATAGTAAATGGTTGTGCTACATTTGATGAATTAACAAGTTCACCATCTGCATTTATGCCTACTCCGCTATTGAATGCAATGCTTGTATCCGAATCAATAGTTAATGCACCAGTTCGGTTAACGTCTGCATTTACTTCGCCGACGATTTGATTGTTTGCTACATCAACAAGCAGTGTTGTTGCGTCTGTGCCATACACTGGAGATTGTACAGAAAAGTCTGTAATTGCTCCGCCAGTAATTGTACCTGTTTGATCTGTAAAGGTACTTGCTTCTAGGTTAGCAGTAGCAATATTTGCGTTGTTTACTTCACCAATAACAATACCATTGTTATCAATAACAGTAGTTGAGTCTGGTCCATATACTGAACCTGTTAAGTCACCGACGAATCCAGCAGTTCCAAAGATAACTGTGTTTACAGGACTGTTAATGTTAATACCGTTTGTAGCAACAATATCAACATCTATTCCAGAACTTAAACTAAGAGTACCATTACCTGAACTAATCGCAAGTTCTGTATCACCAGTTATGGAAATCTGTGCATTATCTGTGTTTCCTAATGATCTTAAAATGAGGTCGTTTTGTCGTGCTACTTCTATTGTTGCACTGTCTGCATCTAATGTAAATGGATTAGTACCTCGGTCAATGTTAGCATCTACAGTACCATATATAATTCCGTTAATAGCATCAACAAGTAATGTACTATCGTCTGAATAAAGTGAACCAGTTAAGTCACCGTCGAATGTTCCTTGTAGATGTCCGTGGAAAGTATTAGCATAAACATTGTCGTAAGGCTCACTTCCGCGACCAATATCATTCAGTCCCATTGGAGATAAATCGCGAGTCCATACAGTGCCTACAGCAGTATCAGTTCTAATTACAGGATTATCTGTAATCTCTAATATTTCGTAATACGCTTGAAGTTCTAATGTAATAGTTCCAGTGTTGCCGGTGACAGCATATACTACTCTATATTGAGAACCACTATCGGTATCGTTGTACATATTGCTAACTTCATATGGAAGTCCAGTAACTCCAGATACTGTATCAAGTGTGTCCCAGGTTAGCCCGTTAAATTTTTGGATACTTGATGACACACTGGTTGCAGTTGTGCCGCTATCTAGTTGGTGTCCGATTGTATAATGTAAAATTCCTGGCGCACTCTTAGCAGTGAATGTGTATGTTTGTGTTACAGTATTTGCAGTAATCTCTCTTTCAGCAACACTAAGACGTAACGCATTATCTACAGTACCGTCTCCTAAGAAGTCTGCACCTGGCGAAGCAAATCCATCTTCAGTAGCACTAGTAACATTACCAACTTCGATGTTCTCTATATACAACTTGTTTGTTGTAATAGCGTTACGTGTTGTTACAGTATGTAAAGTATCAGTTTCAGCAACAGCAAACGATCCAATTTCAATTTCGTTTGCGTTCTTTCTTGTTAGGGTAATACCACCTGTAGAACTTAATTCAATATGCGATGTGTTAGAGTTAACATCAGTTAATTCTAAATTAGTAGTGCCCGGCGGAACATCTAAACTGTAATCAACATGAATCTGCATAAGGTCAGATCCTGATGATGTTGTAATAGTTCCACCTTGTCCTAAGGTATCATGTGTGCCATAATACAGTGTAGTCGGTGAACTATCTTTTAAATCTATCTGAACTTTTCTGTTTGTAGTTGTAGTAAAATTAAGTTTGTAATCTGCTTTGGTTACTGACACATCGTCAATTAGATATGTAACACCAATAGTATATTCTTGTCCGCTAATTGCACCTGATATTGCGCCGTCAGCAGTGTTACTTAAAACTAGTGGATGATTAAAGCCACCGTATCCAGCATTGGATGCATCGCTTTGATCAAATATATATGTTTGACCTTTTACTAATGTCAACGACTTTTGTTCAACACCGTCAACATACAAGTTACCTTGTATCTTTGAATCAATTGTGTCTGGACCAACTGTAACTACAAGTGTTCCGGTAGGAGACATTTCAGGGACGTTCCAACTTACTCCATCGCTTCGGCGTAAGACTAGCGAATCAGTAACGCTGTCTGCCTCTAAGGTCTGCTCAAGAGTAGATCCGTCAGGTGAGTAAAGTTTAATATATCTAAAAAAGTCGTGTATCGCAGTTGATGGCATACCAGTATTGTTCCTCTTAACATGTATATTTATTAAATATCTGTATGTTAATCATTGGTAACGGAGAGAGCCGAAGCGGAATCAACCTAGATGCATACAAGTGCGAAAAAATAGGGTGTAATGCTATTTTTAGGCAGTATGGTGTGCGTCATGTAGTGTGTTGTGATCGCAGAATGGCATTAGAAGCAGTAAAGAGCATGATCAATATTAAGTCCGGTGTATGGACTAGAAAAGATTGGCATGCTGAGTTTATAGGTAAGCATAATGTAAATGCATTACCGGGTATTTGGTATTCGCCAAAGACCAAAGCAGACGAAGCATTTCATTGGGGCAGTGGACCGTATGCAATTTATCTTGGACTTTTCCTTAATAAAAAAGAACCATTAGATATCATTGGATTTGACTTGCACAGTAATAACAGCACAGTGAATAATATTTTTAAAGGCACTCGTAATTACGAGGATGCTGAATCAAAACCAGTTGACCCTAAATTTTGGATTTATCAAATTGCCCAGTTGATTGAAAAATATAAAGATAGAACGTTTAGGTTTTATAACACTCCTGAGTGGGAATTACCCGACAGTTGGAAAAAACCTAATGTACAGAAATTAGATTTATCTGAGTTAGACAGGATGTTAAATGTATAATCAAGAAGACCTTCCATTATTTCCAACACTAGTAAGTGCATTTGATCTTAGCGAACATTGCGATATTCCTAAAGCGTTAGAAATTATCAAAAACGCAGAAACAGGAGACCATGCTCTAATACTTGGCGGCAAGAGCAGTTTCCAAAAGGGCGACGAAGAATTTTTGTTCAATTCAGAACTTGTAAAACTTAGAACTGATATCCAAAACTGTATCGACTTGTATTGTAAAAGCGCAGGACTAGAAGAAAGTATACTTGGAACTAGTTGGTTTAATATCATGGGCAAGGGTGGACAAGTTGACAAACATAGACATGAAGGTAGTGTAGTTAGTGGTGCGTTCTATCCACATGTTGACGACGATAGTTGTCCTTTAATTTTTGAATCGCCATTACGTCCTTTACGCATGAACGATGTATTCGAAGAGCAAAATGCTTTTAGTAGTTATAATGTAAGTTGCAGACCACGCACTGGATTGTTATTAGTATTTCCAAGTTGGCTAGAACACAGGACTGATCCAAATACTACAAACCAACGTATTACCATAAGTTTTAATACTATGCGTAAAAAATTGATTCCGTTAGTCGCCGCAAAGATGCATCATTATGGGCATTTACCGGTTGACAATGACAAATAGATTGTGTATAATATACACTAATAACATAGGACTTAGCGTCAACCCTTCTAATTCTGCCGCTGTTATATATAGGAGATAAAAATGGCAAGACATTTAAGTACAAAACACTACGGACACAACATTGGCTTATCAGCAGTGTTCCGTCAACCTAACGCAGATCATTCACACTGTCATTTGCTACATGGTTATTCATTAGCATTTACATTTACATTTGGATGTGATCATCTAGATAACAAGAACTGGGCTGTTGACTTTGGCGGGCTAAAGCCTTTGAAGAAGTGGTTAGAAGATCACTTTGATCACAAAACAGCAATTGATAAAGACGATCCGCACATGGACAAGTTTATGGAACTACAAGAACTTGACCTAGCAGAGATTGTTGTAATGGATGGTGTCGGCGCAGAAAAGTTTGCGGAACACGCATTTAACTTTGCAGATAAACTTGTGCGTGAAATGAGTGACAATCGTTGCTACTGTGTACGAGTAGAATGTGCAGAGCACGGAGCGAATTCAGCAATATACGAGGCATAAGTGAAAAATTATGTTGTTTGCCTTAAGTGGGGTAACAAGTATAGTGCAGATTATGTAAACATACTTGCTCGAATGGTTGCTAGGAATACTACAGTACCATACGAGTTTGTATGCTTTACTGACCAGAGTGTTGGAATAGACCGAAGTCTAGTTGAAGTAAAGCCTTTGCCCAAACTTCCTGTAAATGGATGGTGGTACAAGCCTTACTTCTTTTCAACAGAACTTCCAATTAATGGTAATATACTTTACTTTGATTTGGACGTTATAATTTTTAATAACATCGATAAACTGTTTACATATCACCCAGATAAGTTTTGTATCATTCGAGACTTTAATCGACACCTACGTTCAGATTGGAATAAAATGAATTCAAGTGTGTTTAGGTTTGTTACTGGAATGCAACGACATGTGTGGGACGATTTTGTATCGCAAGATTATGTTGCAGTTAAACGAATGCATGGAGACCAAGATTGGATCTACAGTAAAGTAAAAAAAGATTGGGTCTTTTGGCCCGAAGAGTGGATACAAAGTTACAAATGGGAAATGCGTGGCAAGCCCACAATGGAAAGAGACGGCAACGGTGTTCGAAATTTTGTAACACCGGGTCAGCCAAAACTATTACCTGAATGTAGCGTAGCCGTTTTTCATGGTGAACCTCACCCGCATAATTGTATTGATCCTTGGTGTAAAGAGAAATGGAAATAGAATTTAAAATAAAAGTTAATACAGAAAAACAAGAAGATGTCGAATTAGTTGAAGACTTGTTATATCAATTACAAGATTTACACGACATATTGCAAACGAAAAAGCAAGTAAAACACTCAGCAAAAAGAAGTAACAAAAATTGAAGAAGTATATATTTGACGTAGATGGAACATTGACTCCAAGTAGAGGTGTTATTGATTCTGAGTTTAAAAAGTTCTTTAATAATTTTTGTCGTAGTAACCAAGTGTTCATTGTAACTGGAAGTGACAAACCAAAAACAGTAGAACAACTAGGAGAAGATACTTATAATCTCTGCCATACTGCCTACCAATGCAACGGTAACGATGTATGGCAAAGTAAAAAGCACATTCGAACAAACGACTGGGTTTTGCCTACAGATGCACACGATTGGTTAAGTGTGCAGTTAACTGAAAGTGAATTTCCGTTGCGCACAGGCTTACACTTTGAACATCGTCCAGGCATGGTAAACTACAGCGTAGTGGGTCGTAATGCTGATGCACAACAACGTGCTGAATACGTTACGTGGGACGAAGAACAACTAGAACGGATTCGAATTGCTGATAAATTTAATTTAAGATTTCCAAGCCTACAAGCAAAAGTAGGTGGCGAAACAGGCATTGACATTGGTCCTAAAGGTGCAGACAAGAGCCAAATTATAAAAGACTTTGATCCAGATGACAAGTTACATTTTTATGGAGACGCGATGCACAAAGGCGGCAATGACGAACCATTAGCCAAAGTAATACTTGACAACCAATACGGATTTTGCTATAATATACAAGACTGGAAAAACACTTGGATATTATTGAAAGATTATGACAATTAAACGTATAGGCTTCGCATGTAAATACATGCACCCAGATCAAACGCAGAAGAAGAAACTGCTTGAAGAAATTCAACGACCACTAAATACTCGTAGCACAACAGTACAGTGGCTCAACCGTCAGACTCGTGATGTTGCTGAAGAACGCTTGTGGGATATTATGGTCCACAATATTCAGTCATACTACAATCTGATTGAGTATGTAGGGAGTTTACCAAATGAATTACGAATGGTTCGACTTGGCAGTGATGTTCTTCCTGTTTACACTCAGCGTGATTGGGCTTACTATTGGCAGCAACCTGATGTTCGAGCGTATTGCGAAAAAGCATTTGCTAGAGTCGGACAACTTGCAAGAACACTTGATGTTAGACTTAGTATGCATCCTGGTCAGTTTACCGTTCTTGCTAGTGACAACGCTGAAATTGTCGAGAGGAGCATAGAAGAATTTGAATATCACACCGATGTCATCCGCTATATGGGTTACGGACAATCATTCCAAGACTTCAAGTGCAACGTCCACATATCGGGTCGAAAAGGTCCACAAGGCATTATCGACGCACTTAAACGACTCTCGCCTGAAGCAAGAAACACAATCACAATCGAAAACGATGAAAACAAATGGGGAGTTGAACACAGCCTCGAACTTGTCGACCATTGCGCACTCGTACCAGATCTACACCACCACTGGTGTCGTGAAGGAAATTACCTTTCACCAACCGACGATAGAGTTAAACGCATAATTGATTCATGGCGAGGCGTTCGCCCTGCATTGCATTACAGTTATAGTCGTAACGAAGCATTACCTGAAAACTTTGCACACAATGACTTCCCTGATATGAAAGCATTACTTGAAGCAGGACACAAGAAAGCAAAACTTCGTGCTCATAGCGATTATTATCCTAATCCTGTGGTAAATGAGTATGCACTTAGTTTCTTAGATAACTTTGATATCATGTGTGAAAGCAAGATGAAGAACCTTGCTAGTATTGACCTATATAAATACTACTCAGAAAAGACCAGCAAGCAAAAACTTGTTGCATAAGTAATACACTAACCGGAGATAATAATGATTACATTTATTAAGAAACTTTTTGGAAAGGCAGACGCTCAGCCTGAGCCAACCAAAATTTCAGATGTTGTTGCTAAAAAAGAAACACAGAAAAAAGCAACAGTAAAAGTTCCTTCTAAGGCTGAACTTAAAAAGTTAACTAAAGTTAAACTAGAAGAACTAGGTCGTGAAAACGGAATTGAACTTGACAAGAGATTAACTAAAGACAAATTAGTTAATGCACTTCATTCACATTTGAAAGGCAAGTAATATGCTACAAGCATGGATTAACAAACGTATTAAAGAACGTACCACACTAGACGGAGTAATTCTTGTTGCGGCTGGTGTTGCTTTCCTAATTTTTAAACCAATTGCGGCTATTGTCGCTTATGGTGCAATTGCATATGGTGCTTGGACTATTTGGAAGTCTGAGTAATTTTATCAATAGTAAGTAACGTATCAACTGTTGTGTCTAGTCTGCGTCTTTGTTCGACTCCCTTTTTTTGAGCAAATCGTTTAGGGTCACAGTCTGGACACACATGGTGATACGAGTTATCTAATCTTTTCGGGTCAACTTTACCTTTATCCCTTTTAAATTCTTCGTGGCATTCATCGCATTGAAATATTGCCACTGACTTCTCACGTTTATAAGGATGCGTTTTGTTGTTCTTTGACTTACGAACATAAAATTTAACTTCTTTTTCAATTCGTTTAAACATATTCATATTTATGTAATTACATTCGGTTTACAAAATATATAATAAATACAATGAGAGGTACAATGACAGACATCGTAACAATAACAGAATCAGCCAAACAACACATGCAAACCATGCTTAAAGAACAAAATGCTACAGCAGTTCGACTAGCAGTAAAAGGTGGAGGATGTGCAGGCTTCAAATATGACTGGACACTAGATGAAACAGTTGAAGATGGTGATGAAATTTTTGATTTATCAGAAGGTAAATTTGTTATAGATGGCACTAGTGTCATGTTCTTATTAGGTAGCACTATAGATTATAAAAAAGAAGTATTCGGATCATACTTCGCAATAACAAACCCAGCATCAACAGCAAGTTGTGGCTGTGGTGAATCGGTTGGATTTTAGGGGTCAATATGCCAAAAAAGATTATTAACATAGGTGTTGAAGGAAATGACGGAACTGGTGATAGTATCCGCGATGCATTTGGTAAAACAAATGAAAACTTTAATGAACTTTACGCTGTATTTGGACAAGGTGGTACCATCCGCTTTACAGCACTTTCAGACACGCCAGAGGAACTAGGCGCAAATAAGATTCCTGTTTCAAATGATAGCGGATCTGAATTGTTAATGAAAAACGTAGTTGGTGGTCAAGGTATTTTAATTGACAACACTGACCCAAGTCAATTAGTAATTACTAACAGCGGCGGGTCAATTAGCCAAGATTTGCAACCAACTATTGGTAACTACCTAAACGGTTCGAAAAACTATACACTTGGTAACATTGGTCCAATTTCAGATCAAGCGGCTGTAGACTTTAACACAACACATCCTGGTTCAAATATTCAAGTACACGATCTTGTTACTGACAAGAAGTTTAACGATATGGCATATCAGAAGCAAGGTGTTGCTAACAGAATGAGAGCAGAGCCTGCTGATAATTCAGAATATACATTAACTATTGGTAGTTTCCAAGGTAATAATGCTACCGTAGCAGGACACGGATACGACCACAATATTAATGGTCAGGGATTCCAATATAATGTTTCTGCAGGAGGAACGCCTGCAACAAACTTGCTAGAAGGCGCAACCTACTATGTAAGATATGTAAACGCAAACACATTTAGTTTGCATCCTACACCAGCAGATGCATTATCTGATACAAATAGAATTTTAGCCAACGCCGGTGTTGCTGGTAATCCTGGTGGTGATCATACACTTGTTGACGCCGAATACAACTCAGCATTATACGGAACATATTTAAGTACCGAAGCACTACCAAGAAGTGCTACTGTACGCAGACAAGGCGATGACATGGAAGGTCCGCTATTCTTGCATGACCATCCAGGTAACTTAGCAGGCAGTGGTACACCAAACGATGTAGATGATTTACAAGCGGCTACAAAGTTTTATGTTGACAATTCAAGTTTTACAAGTATTGTAGATTTATATGTTAGAACAAACGGCGACGATACACAAGAGTTTTCACCAGTAGGTAAAGAAGGACGTAGTTTACAATTTGCTTACAAGACAATTGGTAAGGCATGTGAAAAAGCAGAAGAGATTATGGAGACGTCTCCATTAGAGCCTGGTGCATACTTACAGACCGTAACATTCAATGGAGGCGAAGACAACTCGGTAATTTCAAGCCAAACAGTTTCATCACCATTCGCAGACGGTGTTCCAGCAAGATTGTTACTTGACCAGAACTTAACATTTATTGCAAAAGAAATTGTTGCATATGTTAATGCAACGTTCCCAGACTTCCAATACAATCAAGATTTGTGTGAAAGAGACATGGGCTTTATTATATCTGGGTTGGGTATTGATATCCAAAACGGTATTAACTCAAACTTCCACGCAATTCAGGCAGGTAAAAGATATTTCAATTCAGTAAGTGGACAGATTGCACGAACTACACAATTAACTGAAACACTAGCCGCAATCAACTACGGTAAGTTGATTATTAATTCTATTTTACAAAATGGTGCAGTTACTCCAGTAAGAAACCTAGATGGAGTTGAGCAGGTTATTGATACAGATCAAATTGTATCTTCTACTGCTCGAAATGCTGTTCTTGCTAAAATTGATATTACAACTAATATTATCGAAAACGGATTAGGCGTTCTTAAAACGACTGCACTAGTTGAAGGCTCGACTATCAGTATGGATATTACAAATGGTGGACAAGGCTATGTTGACCAAGGTATTGGTTCTAACGTAGACATCCTACCAGGTAAGATTATTAGAGGTAGAACTTCCGGAGCACTTGCTAGAATTGTAAAATATACTAGAGGATCAAATTTAGATACGCTAAGAATTTTCCTAATTGAACCTAAGCAGTTTGTTGAAGGTGAGGAAATAGAATACGGAAACTTTACAAGAGAAAAGCAAATTGCTATTCATGTTGAGTCCGGAATATTTTACGAAGACTTTCCGATCAAACTTCCAGTAAACTGTTCTATTAAAGGTACTGACTTTAGACGTTGTATTATTAGACCAAAGAATAGAGGGTCGCAGTCTAAATGGGTTGACACATATTTTTACAGAGATGCAAACTTTGATGGATTAGATTTAATTCCATCATCTAATCTTGACACTTTTGAAATTATTAACCGTAACAAAGAATTTGTTAAGGACGAAGTGATTGCATGGATTGCAAACGAAGTTGCAACAGCAACACCAGGATCTATCTGGGACGGTTTTGAATATAACGAAGCCAAGTGTGAACGAGATACTGGAATTATCCTTGACGGTATTGCACACGATATCAAATATTCAGGCAATGCAAAAACATATGAACATGCGGCGAAATATTATATTGGAACACAAAGTTTAATCAACGGACAAGAGCAACAAACAGCCGCGGCACTAGAGTTTACAAAAACTCTTGTAACTACTTACATTGTTCCGCAAGTTGATTGGACTGAACTACAAACAATTACTAGCCAGTACAGAGATACAATTTATCAAGCAGAAGCCGGAACTGCCGCGAGAGTCGGTGTGTTAATGGATCAAATTATTGATGTTGTTGAAAACGGACTTGCTAACTTGCCTGATCTTGTTGATCCACGTTACGGGTATCACTACACAGAAAATCCAACATTAGATTTAAATATTGGATCAAACGGCGACGACAACCCTGGTGATTTTGCAGGTGCATCAAAACTATTAAAACTAAACAAAGAGTTTATTGTTGAAGAAACTATTGCGTATGTCAATGCAACATACCCTGCGTTGTCATATAACGAAAACAAATGTAGAAGAGATACTGGTCTTATTGTTGATGGACTTGTACTTGATTTAAAAACAGGTGGAAGAACAGAGACATTAGCAAATCAAACAGCATACTACTTAGGTGCTGTATCAGGACAGGAAACTGAAACTGTTGCCGCAATTAACTATGTTAAAACTATTGGAGCCGCTGTTCTAAGTAAAACTCCATTTGGTGCAAGCAGGCAGTCAATTGTTGATCAAAATATAACTGCTGACTCAGTAGCAGAAGCGGCGGCACAAGGCAACATGGAAAACTTAATCGATTGTATTAAGTTTGCGTTCGATGCAAGTTATAACCCACCTAAGAATAACCAAGACATTGACGTGTTTATGATGAACGATGCAAACAGAATCATGAACGTAACAATGCAAGGACACGGTGGTTTTGCACAAGTACTTGACCCAAATGGGCAGATCTTAATTAAATCACCATACGTACAGGTATGTGGTTCATTCTCTAAGAGTAAAAACGAACAAGCATTTAGAGGCGGTATGTTTATTGATGCATTTACTGCTAACCTAACATGTACTGTTATTAGTAAGGATGATGCATTTACACTAAACGTTTCAAGTGGTGTTGGAAGTGGACTAAGACAAAGACGTCCAGAAACACCATGTCCGTTTTATATTCAAGGTGTGCGTTATCAAGTAGATGCTGTTACAAATTATGACCAAGCGGCAGGTACTGCAACATTGTTCCTAAACCCAACATCAGGCGATGGAGCAGGATTTCAATTTGCAGACTTTACAGATATTGTATTACAAAGTGCTGGTAACACGTCTATGCTTGCAAACGACTACACACAAGTTAACGACTTAGGTTATGGTATTGTATGTAACAACGGAGCACTATCAGAACAAGTTTCAACATTCTCATATTATTGTCATGCGGCGTATATGGCAAACAACGGTTCACAGATTAGATCACTGAACGGATCTAACTCAAATGGTAACTATGGACTAGTAGCGGCAGGTTCTGATCCAAACGAAGTTATTGATCAAATCACATTGCTTGAGCCAATGGTACAAACTGCTCGTGTATTTGATAACGGTACTAGTGCTGTTAACGTAGCAGGTAAAAACATTGTTTACATCTACGACAGCGAATTTGTTCCAACTAACGTATCTGAACTTGAAGTTGATCACGGACCTACATTAGGTAACATTCGTTACGAAGTATCAAGTATTCAAACTACTGAGGAAACAGTGCCGGGGGCTTCAAGAAACCAAATAGTTTACAAGTTGAATATTTCAGGTAATGACGGATTAGCGGCAAGTCTTGCTAACAATGATAAAGTACAAATTAGATCATTACAAAACTTCATCTTTGATAACTTAGAACAAACCGCAGTTATTAGACCATCAACTGCAATTGTATTTGATGAACAAGATGACTTTACATATAGAACTATTGCTTTTGGTAGTGCAAACGCAGTTGGTACAGCATTAGCAGAAACAGATCAAAGTTTTGTTACATTTGATTCCAACTACGACTATATTAGGTTAGTAGTTGATCAAAACTATGTAGCAGAAACAGAATTTGCTCCAAGTGGTACATCAGGTGCTACTGTTGGAGATACAGTAATTGCTGTTACATCAATTACAGAACAATCAGAAATTAACAGACTTAATAACGGAGACATGTTATTTGCATGGGACGGCAAGGTCCATAGAGTATTAAGTTACTCACAAAAAGCAAACTATGGCCTACTTACTATTGAAGACAAAAATAATATTAACGATGCCGCACTAGGTGATGCAGTTGTAGCAAGCGGTATCCAAAGTAGTTTACAAGATGCAACACTAGTTAGAACATTACGTGTTGGACTTGATAGTGGAGAAAATGCAGGACTTACAGTTAATATTTCTGTATGTAGAGCAACAGGACATGACTTTAATGATATCGGATCAGGTGGATTTAACACAAGTAACTATCCAAGTAAAATTTACGGTGCACCGCAACAACCAAGTCAAGCAAATGAAGTACAGGAACGCGACAAAGGGCGTGTGTTCTATGTAAGTACAGATCAAGATGGTTTCTTCCGTGTTGGTAGATTCTTTACAGTTGACCAAGGTACTGGACGAGTAACATTTGCGGCAAGTATTGCGTTAAGTAACTTGGACGGTATTGGATTTAAACGTGGTGTTGTTATTACTGAATTCTCAAGTGATGACGGAATGACAGATAACGCAGTTGACTCGGCTCCGACTGAATCAGCAGTAGTAGGATATGTAAACAGACGCTTAGGTATTGACGAAGATTCGCTGGCTGTTGAAAATCCATTAGGCGCAGGCTTCTTAGCATTAGATGGTACAACTACACCATCGCAAAATATTAGTTTTGCTAACAATAAACTTACAGCATTAGCAGATCCAGGCGCAGACTTTGATGCAACTAACAAGCGATACGTTGATGGAAGAACACCATTTGGTGAATCATTAATGTACGGTAGTGGTGCTGACGGTACTAGAGATGCTAACGACATTATTGTATGGACTGGCACAGAATTTGATACTGCTACTCCAACAGGATATTTTGAATTTACTTATAATGCAGTTGATAAAACTGTAGAAACTGGTATTGTTGACGGCAGTATTGTAAACGCAGATATAAACGCCGCGGCACAGATTGCACAAAGCAAACTTAATATGCAAGCGGCAACAACACGTTCAACAGCGGCAGGCATTTTACAGTCTAACTTAGGACTTGCTAGTTTTGATAGTGTTGTGTTCAGCAGTACAAACGGATTTGTTAGTATTGACGACGGACAACTACCAGTTGCTAAAATTGCAAACATTGCAGACGAGCATGTAATTGGTAGAGCAGATGGAGATAGTTCAACAGGAGATGTTAGTGCTATTCCGTTCTCAACTGTTGTTGAGCAAGGTGGTACATTTACTACAATCGGTGCTCCAAGTTCAATTGTTAAAACCCATACAGACGGATCAATCAATGTACAAGCACTTGAAATTGATAGTATTAAAGTAATTGATACTTCAGGTACAAGTGTTAACTTTACAAATCCAGGTACAACAGTATTCTTAAGTTCACAAACAACAGGCGGCGGCATTACAAATAACTCAATGACCGGTAACTTGAATGTTGGTGCAAGCAGAGCAACAGAAAGTAACTTCCAAGCAAATAGTACATTTGCTGGTGAAAACTACGTTGCGGCAGATTGGGCATACCATTCATTTATTGAAGCGCCAGGCGAAGGTGATGGTAACTCAACAGGTATTGGTATTGGTGCTGGTACAGGATTTAGTAACGCAGACCAAATTGGTTTTGTAACAGCAGGCGATCAAACACTAGTAATTACTAATACTGCAATGTTACCAGGAACTACTGAAGTTTACGATTTAGGTAGTGCAAGTAATAAGTTTAACGTAGTACACGCAATTACAACATCGGCACAAGCAAACACTGCATTATACGCTGACTTGGCAGAGAACTACTTAGCAGATGCAGAATATGAAACTGGTACAGTACTTGTATTTGGCGGGGATGAAGAACTTACAACAACTGACAGCAAAGGCGACACACGAGTTGCTGGTGTTGTTTCAGAGAAACCGGGTTACTTAATGAACTCTGGGGCTGAAGGTAATTTTGTTACTGCAATAGCACTACAGGGAAGAGTACCTGTTAAAGTACTAGGAGCAGTTAGAAAAGGAGACATGCTAGTAACAGCAAGTATTCCGGGATATGCAATAGTTAATAACTCTCCAGGAGTTGGACAAGTTATCGGCAAGGCTGTTAAGAACAAAGACGACACCGGCTACGGCATAGTTGAAGCAGTGGTAGGGAGAGTATAATGGCTAAGCAAACTATAAACATTGGATCAAGTGCTAATAAGGGCGACGGAGATCCGATCCGTACAGCATTTACAAAAGTAAATGAAAACTTTACAGAGTTATACGACAAAGTTACTGTTTTAGAAAACGGGCAAATTGCAAAAGTACAAGATACACAAGGTAGTGTGTTTGGTGACGATAGTACCCTACTAGTAGATGCAGTAAACAGCATCATTCCTGCTTCAGTAATTACTGGAACACTTACTAACAATTTAATCGGTGATGTTACTGGAAATATAACTGGTGACACAGCAGGTACACACACTGGTGCAGTAGTTGGTAATATAACTGGCGATGTTATAGGTAGTGTTTTTGCAGATGATAGTACACTGTTAGTAGACGGTGTAGCAGGTAAGATTGTAGGCGATGTTGAAAATAATAGTGTAATTACAGGTAGAGTCAAATCACAAGACGATATAGATTTATATGTTTATGCTGGTGGAACAGGTAGTGTTATATTAGCAGGACAAAGCGATGTAAGTATAGGACATACAAGCGGTCAAACAGATATCTATGGTGATGTAGAGTTTAACAATGGTACAACAGCATTCCAAAGCGGCAATGATGTTGAATTTAATTGCCCTGTGGATTTTACTAACGCAACGATTACAATGCCTCAGTACATTAGTTTAGCAGACTTAAAAACTGAAGTGGCGGCAAGTGTAGACTTTGCGGCATTTAAAACAAGAATAGCGGCGCTATAAATATAGTATAGGAAAAGATAATGGCTGATAGAATACCACTAATTGTAGATGTAGATGACGGTAACAAGTTAAAAGAATTGCCCATCGGGGATAATTTAAACTTAACTGGATCGGGAATCATTGGTGCAGGAAACATTGCCGCAACGAGTTTAACCATTAACGGAGTTCCTTATAACCCGTTTAGTGGTGCGTATGCTGACTTAACAGGTGCACCGGATATTCCAGTAAACACTGATGATATTGTTGAAGGTACTAAAAAATACTTTTCAACAGAACGATTGCAAGACGGCGTAGCAGACTTTTTAGTAGCAGGCGTTGGTATTGTATTAAACTATAACGATGGTACTGGCGAACTAACTATTACAGCAACCGGAGTTGGTGAAGGCGGAGGTGGTGGCGTATCAGCCCTTGATGGGTTAACTGATGTAACACTTACAGCACCATCCGTAAATCAAATTTTAAAATACAACGGCGATGCTTGGGTAAACAATTCAATTGCTTATAACGAAATTACAGGTAGACCAAATCTTGCAAATATTGCTACTACTGGTAGTTATAATGATCTAAGTAACAAACCAATTGTACCAACTGACATTGACGACATGTCCGATGTTGATACATCATCTATACCTCCGACTAACGGACAAGTATTAAAATGGTTAGAAAATAAATGGATTCCAGCAGACGATATTACATCAGGAGGTAGTGGACTAAATGCAGACACGCTCGACGGGTTTGACGGCTCTTATTACTTAGACTGGAACAACGTAACTAGCAAACCGGTTTATCAAGTTTCGGATTTAGATGACACAAGTATTACTAGCGTTGCCGGAGATCAAATACTTAAATGGAATGGACTGTCTTGGATTAATTCTACAAACGAACCAGAATGGGACGACATTCAAACTAAGCCAACAACTATTGCAGAATTTGGAATTACCGATTCTCCGGAATCATTAACAGACTTAGGCATTACTGACGGTAGTGCTAATAATGTATTAACAACTGATGGCTCAGGAAACTTTAGTTTTGTTTCTAGTTTAACTGGTGTATCATTAACAAATGCTGGAAGCATTGGATTTTTATCAGGTGTTACAATTTCAGAATTTAGTTCAGATACTACACTAGCAGGTAACTCAAATACAGCAGTCCCAACTGAAGCGGCAGTCAAGGCTTATGTTGATGCAAATGCTGGTGGTGGAAATGTTGACGGACTAGCATCAAGAAATACTGTAGCAGTATCAACTAATAGTATTGCAAATGACATTTCAGAGGACGTTGCGTTTACTGGTTTTAAAAGTTACGGACTATTAAGTATACAAACAAGTGCCGCGGCATGGGTAAGAATTTATACATCAACAGCGGCAAGAACAGCAGATGCAAGTAGAGGCGAAGGACAAGATCCTGCACCAGATGCTGGAGTGATTGCAGAAGTTTTATCAAACGGTGCCCAAACAATTGAATTTGGACCAGCAGTACTTGGCTGGAACAGTGCCGACAACACAACAATTTATGCGGCTGTAAAAAACAAATCCGGCGGCACTGCTACAATTACTACTACGATAAAGATTTTAAAACTGGAGGCCTAAACTATGTCCTTGGCTAAAAAGGTCCTAAAACGAGTGTATATGGTTACACTTAAATCAAAAGACGACTTAGATGATTTCTATGACGATATGCAAACACCCGGTGGTGCATTGTATATTCCGGATAGGGCAATTGTTACAGCAAACCAAAGACCAAATTCAAGGACAACAGAATACTGGCTTACTGATGCAGAAGCAGATTTAGTTAATAACGATGCAAGAGTAAAAGCCGTTGAACTTAACCCTGCAGACCGAGGATTAGAAGTTGACGAGTTTGAAATCATTGATCAAACCGGAGTGTATGCGAGAAACAGCGGAAATACCAATACAGATTTAAATTGGGGATTACTACGCTGTGTCGACGGAGAAAATCGGGATGAAGGTGGCGGCAAATGGGGTGCAGGCGATACTGAAGTTACTGCTACTATTCAACTAAATGCTACTGGTCGAAATGTTGACTGTATTATTTGTGACGGTAACGGTGTATACACTGGACATCCAGAGTATGACCAACCCTCGGCGATGAACATAGACGACGGTTCGCAAACTAGAATTAACTTAATTGATTGGAATCAATTCCAAGATGACATTAATGCTCCAGATAATTATACTTACTCTATCCCAGGAAGTTATCATGCAAATCACGTAATGGGCACTGTTGGCGGTAATCGTCAAGGATGGGCAAGAAACGCAAACCTATATAACTTGTATTACTACGCTGGCGATATTGGTAATAGTAACTTTCCTTACGTGTTTGATTATATTAGAGCATTTCACGAGCAAAAGGACGTTAACCCCGAAACGGGATATAAAAATCCTACTGTAGTAAACAACAGTTGGGGAATGAGTATTTTTCCAACAGAGTGGTCATTTTCACAAATAACAGCAGTGACTTATCGAGGCACACGATTTGTACCGACCGGTGACAGAGTGTATGACGGTGCATACGGTGTATATACTTCAACAGAAAAATTAGAGGACTTTACAGGTAATCCTGGAGATGGTCTAGGGCAACGTATTACTACATCCGGAACTGAAGGTACTCCAAATGGTGACTTTGGATCAACTCCAGCAGGATGGACACGAACTGGTGGTGAAATACAACTTCAAGTTGCAGAAATTCCTTCTACCCCAATTGTAGTACAAGTGCAAGGACCGGCAACTGTTCAAGCACAACACAACGTTGCTACACAAGGTATAACAGGCACATCAGAAATTGATCTAAGTTTAACTATTCGAAGTGCTAATAATACTGTAATCGCATCTGAAACAGATTCACAAACATCAGTTGACGGCGGATTTGTTGAAATTGATCTGAATATCGGAAGCACTACATTACCTAACAACGAAATTTACACTATAACATATGAAACTACAGTTACTGAAGGTATTGATCCAACTACATCAGCAGACCTAAATGCTACAATTGTTGGATTCACGGGAGGCGATGCTACGGCTACTGTAACATCATTAGGAACACAATCTATTGGAAGTACAGCAACTTTGACTGCAAGTGGCAGTCCTACAGTTGGCAGCGCAGACGATGGATATTGGACAATTAATTTACCATTTGATATCACATACCTAAGCGAAAATTATAGTACTATATACATGGGCACAAACAGTTATCTAACGTTTGGCAGCGGCTCCACACAGTATAGTGGCATTGACGAAAACACTCCGGCACTACCAAAACTAATGATAGCAGGAGGGGATCGAAAAGGGTTTAGAGTATATTATGGTGCTAGTGGTACTGCTGGATCTAGAATATTTAGATTAATTTTTGAAGGACATGTTTCTAACTCAGGCGGTGATGAACTTAATCCTTCTTTAAGATATGAATATAAATTTTACGAAGCAACTCCAACTCAAATCGATTTAGTAATTGAAACAAATAATGCATTTGATGCAACTGGTACATTTACTAATGCACAACTTAATAATTGGGGATTTATTTCCGGGCAACGCATTCCGTCAAGGGTTGCGGCATTAGATGCAGATATCGAAGATGCAATTGATGCAGGTGTTATTACTATCGGTGCCGCTGGTAACGGACGATGGAAACATGATGTTCCAGGTGGACCTGATTGGGATAATACATTTGAACTTAACGGATCTAATCCAATTTACTACATGCGGGGGACATCACCAACAGCAAATGACAATACAGTAGATGGTGATTATGACATCCCTAATATTTGTGTTGGTGCAACTGACATAGGACTTACTGCTGATTTAGATCGAAAAGTTAGTTTTAGTGACTGTGGTCCGGGTGTAGATATTTACGCTCCGGGTACATATATTATGAGTTCAAGGACAGGCGGTTCTACAACTGATCCAAGAAACAGTTCGTTTCTAATAGGTAAAATATCAGGAACGTCAATGGCCAGTCCTCAAGTAGCCGGACTGGTGGCTTGTATTGCAGAAACATACCCGCACTTTAATCAAGAACAAATGAAAGAGTATTTGTTAAACAAATGGGCAGAGGATGATCAACTATGGGATGCGGCAACAAATATTCCAACTGATTCAGACGATCTGCAGGGATCACCAAACAAACACGCAAAATATAATTACGAACGTCCTTTAACTGGTCTAGCGTATCCTAAAAAGGATTATAATCTAAGACCCGCAACAGGCATTCAATATCCTCGTCCAAAGAGGACTGTGATTAAGAGACAACCGGAATAGGATAAATATTAGTATGGCAATTAATTTAGTTAACATAGGTGGCGTAGCAAACGACGGTACTGGTGACGATTTAAGAGAAGCATTTGTAAAAGTTAATAACAACTTTACAGACCTTGACAATCGAAATCCTGAACAAACAACTGCATCAAACTTAGGGTCAGTTGGTGAAGGCGTGTTTGCACAAAAGAGCGGTTTCGACCTACAGTTTAAAAAGATTGTTGCTGGCGGCAATGTTACAATTACTGCTGATGCAAATGGCGTTATTATTTCTAGTGTTGGCGGATTACAACAGTTAGTTGTTTCTACTGACAGCGGAGATATTACACTATCAGAAGGTGATACATTTTCAATTGCAGGTGGTAATAATGTAACTACACAAACAACTGGTGCAAACGGTATTACAATTAATTCAGCAACTGAATTAGCATCTGACATTACTCCGCAACTTGGCGGCGATTTAGATGGTCAGAATCGGAATATTCGCAACGTAAGAAATGTAGAAAGTTTAGTACATTTAGTAGATGTTCGTGATATTTACGGTTTCAACTTTGGTACTGTTACTGGTAGTGTTTCTAGTATTATTGAATATTTAGGATCCTCAATAGATATTAATTTAGGAACAATTACACAGCCAGGAGTTCAAGACGACAGTTCAGTTGCTGACTTAACAATTGACGTTGGAACTATTACTAATCCTGTTTAGCACTCTGCCTCCTTTCCGATAAATAGTATATAATAAGGAATCAAGATGGCGACCATTTGGACTCAAAAATCAGGAACTCAACTAGGGCTATTTGCTGAAAACGAAACGATACGTTTGGCATTTCCCCTAAACACTTCTTCAAATACAATTACCAACGTTGAGGTTATTAGTGGCAAACTGCCGCCCGGACTACGAATTGAAGGATTGTACATTGTTGGTACTCCATTCGAAGTAGAACGCCTTACAGAATTTAAATTTGTACTTAGAGCAACCGACTCGTCTAATGCAATCCAAGATAGAACATTTGTAATTTTAATCGACGGTGCTGATGATCCAGAATGGGTTACACAAGGACGTGACGGATTATTAGCAGTTGATCCAGACTCAAAGTATTTTGTACTTGATAATACTGTACTGGACTTTCAATTGAAAGCAATTGATTCAGACTTACCGGCAGGTGACACACTTGAATACTTTATTGCAGATGATGAAGGTCAATTGCCTCCGGGAGTAAGACTTACACCCGATGGAAGAATTGTCGGAGTAGTTGAACCTGTATTAGCACTAGATGCAAGAGCCGGTAGTGGACACTATGATGCAAATATATACGGCACATTTCCGTTTGACTTTGGAGAACGAAGTGCCAATGGGTTCGATAGTTTCTTTTATGACACAAGAATATATGATGATCGTATTCCTACGAAACAGCCTCGTAAACTAAATCGGTTCTACGAATTTATTGTTACTGTTAGTGACGGTGATACTTTTAAAAAACGTAAGTTTCAAATCTACTTAGTAGGTGACGACTTCTTACGTGCTGACAACACTAATATGCAATTATCAAACGGATTGTTTAGTGCTGACAACACATACTTACGAACTCCGCTTTGGTTAACACCTACCAATTTAGGATTTAGACGAGCAAACAATTACTTAACATTTTTCCTTGATGTATTAGATACTGAAACACTTTCAGGAAGATTAATTTATACACTTGAAACACTTAATGACGACGGCAGTGAAAGCACATTGCCACCAGGTATGCAACTTGATAGTAGCACAGGTGAAATTGCAGGGCGTGTACCTTATCAACCAGCAGTTACAAAACAATACAAATTTACTGTTAAAGCAACTCGTGTAGATAATGAATTTTCAGAATTAGCAGTAAAAAGCAAAACTTTTACTGTTAAGATTTTAGGTGAAGTTGATTCAACTATCAAATTTAATACGCCGAGTAATTTAGGTCAAATTAGTGCAAACTTTATTTCAACCCTATCAGTAGTTGCTGAAACTACTGTTCCTGATTCAAGATTACTTTATAGTATTACTAGCGGAAGTTTACCTAATGGACTTGTACTCGATATTACAGGAGAAATTATTGGTAAGGTAAATCAATTTGGTACTGCTGATAATTTAGGACTTACTGTGTTTGATAGTGGTGCTATGACATTTGATGATGCTAAAACTATTATTGATCGTAAATTTACAGTTACAATAAAAGCAGAAGATAGATTTGGTTACAGTGCAGTTGAGCAAGAGTTTACATTAGAAGTTGTTGATCCTGATGACAACTTATATAGTAACTTGTATATGCGTCCGTTCTTAAAACAAAGTATAAGAGATAGTTATCAAACCTTTGTTTCAAATCCAAATATTTTCCCACCAGACTTAATTTATAGAAGTGGTGATGTTGAATTTGGCGTACAAAAAGATATTAAGATGTTAGCATATGCTGGCATACTTACACAAGACATTAGAAACTATGTTGCCGCTACTGCTAGAAATCATAAACGTAAATCCTATAACTTAGGTACTATTAAAAAAGCAGTGGCAAAGAATCCCGGGTCAAATGATATTGTATATGAAGTAATATACATTGAAGTTATTGATCCGTATATGCCGGCAAACGGCAATACTAAAAACTTTATCAAGTCTGGAGAAGGCTCGAAAAAGATCACAGTTGATAGTGTACAGTTTGAAACATTAGATGACAATACTGCTCTTGGCAGTGGAACAAGCACATTTGATTTAGATGTGCGTGGGGTTAGCAATCCAACTATAGCAATTCAAAGTATTGGTAACGATTTAGAAATCATTACAAGATCTGGTAGAGTTGTTTTTCCAACAGTAGGTAATATTGCTGTAACATTGCGATCAGGCGGTGAAGTAGTATCAGAACAAACATTTACTATTACAAAAGCAGAGCCTTATAGATTTAGGCCTATTAGTAATACACTAAAAATTGACAGCACAGCCGTACAAGTTAGTCAAAGTCAAGACAACAAAAAGTATATTTCAAATATCAAAAATATGCGAGATCGTATTAGCGACACTGGTATTACTGAACGAGACTTTTTACCATTATGGATGCGAACTGCACAAGAAAATAGTGTACAAGAATTAGGATATGTAACTGCCGTGCCCATTGTATATTGCAAAGCAGGTACAGCAGATGAAATATTATTGAATATTCAAAATCAAGATTTCGACTTTAAAACAATTGATTTTGATATTGATAGATATGTGGTTGATAGCACAACAGGAACTAGTGAAGATCAATATATACTATTCGCAAATTACGAACACAACATATAACACTGATAAATAACATTAGAGAGGATATAAAATGGCAAGTAACATTGATGACGTAAGTATTAACGAATCATTTCCTGTAGCAGGACAAGATAACGATTCGCAGGGGTTTAGAGATAACTTTTCAGTTGTTAAATCAAACTTCGTAGCCACTAAGGTGGAGATTGAGGATTTGCAGGACAACACTGCAAAGAAAAACACTGCAAATAACTTTTTAGGAAATAATATCCTAAATGCTAATCTAGTAAATGTTTCGGAAGAACTTAATGCTGTTGGTACACTTCAAGCCTCTCAAGATATTGATTTCGCTAACGGTCCGGTACAAACATTTACATTAGGTGGAGACATTACTCTTACTACTACTAACTGGCCTGAATCAGGAAAAGTTGGTAGATTGAGAATAATTTTAATTAATGACGGGACCACACGTACATTAACACTTGGTACTGAAGCAGGTTCGACATTAAAATTCCATAATGACTGGCCAACTGAAGATAGTACTTTATCAATTGATAACGATGCAAATCCAAAAGTAATTGACTTATGGACATATAACGCTGGCTCATCAATTTTTGTAAAATATGACGGACAGTATTCATAATGTTTCATCCTCTGGAAGAAAATTTAAGCCAATTTACTACTCCTCAAATTGAGGATAAACTTACAGATCTTTCCAGAAAGTACACGATGACTAGGAATCCCCAAGTGCAATCTCAAATGATCACTTTAATTGAAATGTATCGAATGGAACTATCAGCCCGATATGCTAAAGAAATGGCAAATGACGGCGAAAATGGACTTGACAATCTCATAAATGTAAGTTAAAATAAGTGTATGCTTATGAAAACTGACGAACTCGGTATCCCACGGTTTACAAACAAAGACTTAATCGATATGATCTATTCAGGTCATGCGGATAAGGTGCATGTGGTGTTGTGCGATGCTAACGATGATGTAGACAAGTTCAACGCCGCTATGGAAGAACAAGGTCTAGACAAACTACAAAAATATATTCCACTAGATGTAGACCAAAAGACTTTTGACGGTGTATGTCAAGGTGAATGGTTTATGCCTGATGAATACAAGACACTAAACGTACACAACTATATTCTAACAAAATGCAACACACAAGAAGAAACAGCAAGATGTGCTGAAGAACTTGCTGAGTTTGAAGGCAGAGGTATGATGTCTTTACTACAGTATATGATCTATCTTGTAGACTTTATGCGTGAGAATGGGATTGTATGGGGTGTAGGACGTGGTTCAAGTGTAGCAAGTTATGTGCTGTATTTGATAGGCGTACACAAGGTTAATTCAATCCAGTATGACCTGGATTGGAGAGAGTTCCTGAGATAAGTAAGTATATAATAGGAGAAATGTTATGGCAGTAAAACAAACTGGACGTAAGGTTTATAAATCAATGCAAGGCAAACAAGTTGATATGGACTTACTACGTCAAAAAAACGAACTTACTCCGGCTGTAGGAAATGCTCGTGTAAATGCACGTGGTGACGAATTAGGCCCAGGCGGTAAGATTATCAAAAAACGCGAAGATGTTCTATCAGAATATTATAGAGATCATCCAGCAACGGTTGAAGACGAAGCACCGGTTAAGAAACCTGTACTAGACGAAGCAGGTAAAGATGTTACTGATGATTGGGAAGAACCAATTGCTGAGCCAGATGTCGAATGGGAAGAAGACGACAATGGCGACTTTGTAAAAAAAGGAAAATAAATGGCAGATGCAAGTGAAATTGCCGCAGGCGGACCTAAGTTACGTACTAGAGTAAAAGCGGCTTCTGTACGTCCTATTCATAATCGAGTAATTGTATCGGGTATGGATTTTGGTGAACAGACTACTAAAGGTGGAATTATTTTAACTAGCGATGACGGCAAAGACCGTGGCATTAAACCTCGTTGGGGGAAAGTAGTTTCTAAAGGTCCGTCAAATAACGATCCATATGAAATTGGAGATTACATTTTAGTAGAACACGGACGCTGGACACGGGGCTATGATCTCGATACAGGTTCAGGTGATGTTGAAACATTGCGTACAGTAGAAGCAGAAAGTATTCTGGGATGGCAATCTGAACCACCAGAAGATATTCACTTTGGAAGTTTTAGTGGTGCTGGTTCAACCGACTCGCACCGTCCAGAAGATTTTGTTAACTAAGAGGTAATAATGACAAACCCATTTAAAGACATCGACACGTTTGCAACAGCGTGTGACCAAGCACCTAGCACAGAAAACTACGCAATGTATCTTGATTTAATTACAGAAGAATACGAAGAACTAAAAGAAGCAATTATTGCAAACGATCGTGTAGAACAACTTGATGCACTAGTAGACATTCTAGTTGTTACTATGGGTGCTATTCGAGCAGGTGGCTTTGACGGAGAAGGTGCCTGGAAAGAAGTAATGGATACAAACTTTGCTAAGATTGATCCAACCACAGGCAAAGTAATTAAGCGTGAAGACGGAAAAGTATTAAAACCCGAGGGCTGGAAGGCGCCTGAACTAGCGCCGTTTATTGATGTTGTTTGAAGGGTTTGAATGGTATGACTTTGTAGCCATATATGTGTTTTCACATGTATTATCTACATTGCTACTGATAACACTATTCGGCGGCAACATCATTTCAGGCATTCTCCTTGTCGCGGCTTGGGAAGGCTGGAAAGCCTATGAAAGATTTCGAGCAAAATAATACTTGACATAGTGCCCGTTTTATAGTATAATACTAATGTATAAAATGTAAGGAGTACACTATGTGGACGCTAGTCTTCATTAACATGATTCTAAATGCTAACTCAGGTTATAAAGAACCTGTAGTTGAAGCATGGTATGAATACGAAAGTATGCGAGAATGCTTTTTAGCAAGAGATCAACTGTTAATTGAACTGGGGTCTTTTAGTGGTTATTTCCCAATTAACACACAAGCAGTATGTATAGAAACAAATGAATAAAATAGGTATTACATTCTCATCTTTCGACTTATTTCACAGTGGGCATGTTGCTATGCTTAAAGAAGCAAGAAGCAACTGTGATTACTTAATGGTAGGATTACAAACAGATCCTACAATTGATCGACCTGAAAAGAATAAACCTGTACAAAGTGTATTCGAACGTTATGTACAACTCGAAGGCTGTAAGTATATCGACCAGATTATTCCGTATGCTACAGAACAAGATT